TTTTCAGACGTTCATCTAGTAAGATTAAAGCCTTCTTCATAAGAATAGCACCTGCACTTTGTAACAATGTATTTAAAGCAGAGTGTTCTGAACGTATGTGTAGTTTCCTACCGTCAAGACCAATGAGATGCCCTCGTCTCCTGAACACTTGCTTAACCTTTTCGGTAAGCTCCATGAGACCGCTGACTCCAGATAACAAGGCAGTTCTTCCCTGTTTGCCTCTCTTTGCACCACCTCCAAGAATCTTACCAAGCTTTTGATCTCCTGCCCCGTAAATAAAAGCGTAGAAAAAAGTCTTTGCAGTATCTCTTGATGATAATCCAAGTGCATCTCTATTGAGGGAGTGAACGTCACTTCCCTTGTCCTTAGTGCCATCGACTGCTGCTTTGGCATATACACCTCCGTCATATTTTTTAAGATAACCTGCTAGTGCTCTTAACTCTAAACCATCAGCATCACAACCAACCAATACACAACCTTTATCTGCTCTAAAAAGGCTACGACACTCAGTACCATACGGGCTGTAGGATGCAGGAACTTGAGCAACATTAGGAGAGCTATGAGTACAGCGACCTGTGACTGCCCCATTAGTATTAACAGATCCGTATATTCTGCCATTTCTTTCAAGTTTAAGCCAAGCATTATTTCCCTCCGCTAATTGTGAAATACGTTTAGAAATTAAGAAGTGCTCTTTTAACTCTTGACAATTAGGTAACTGTAACCTACCTAACACAGCTTCATCTATCTTAGGTTTACCACCAGCTGTAAACTCTGTGGGCTTCCATCCTTGCTTCATCAAACACCTAGATATATGATCCCTGGAATTAGGATTGAATTCTACTCGTTTAATCTTGTTGTAAACAGCTCCTTTACTAGTCCCACGTTTTTTATTATTAACTTTGGGAGTTACTTCACCTTCAGAAACAAACCAAGTACCATAGGTTTTTCTAAGGGCATCACCTAGTTCCTCTTGTCTTTTAAGTAGACGGACATAAAGTTCCTGTCCTTTTTCTACATCAAAAGAATACCCATGCTCTGTCTGCCTTTGTATAATCTGTGCAAACTGATGTTCTAAATCAATGGCATCCTCAGAATAATCCACACCATCAAAATGATATTTAAGATGAGCTGTAACACTTACATCCTGTACGCAATAGTCTGCCATAGCAGGAGTAAACTTATGCCACACATCATCATCCTGTGCTCCTAAGGTTTTCTTGAGAACACCCATCCGTTGACCCCATGCTTTAAGACTATGTGACCCATAAAGTTTATTACTAATACTACGTTCCTTAACATCAATTTCATACAAGTTAGTATGGCACAACCTAGAGAGTACAAGAGTATCAATAATCTGTGTACTCTTACTAGGTATCCACCCTAATATTTTTTTCAATACAGGAAAATCATAACCAATAATATTATGTCCGATAATAGACCTAGCTTCACTCATTATCTCTAGTGCATCATCTAGACAATCATAGGGTTCTTGGTTAGCAAAGACTTGTCCTGCATTAGATTCAACTACAGACATACCAATACAATGTATTTTAGTGACGTTAGGAATTAAACCGTCTGCCTCTATGTCTATGATTAAATCTAAACTCATCTAAAATCTCCTATGGTATTACTCATCCATTCTTCTAATTTAGAAAGCCTCTTGTCCATCTGATCCAGTCGATTCCATTGAGCTTGTGCCACATTCTTTGAGTCTTCCTGTATTTGTATCGTAGTACAACCTGCCTGCAAGTCCCGTAGATGAGCCTTTATATCTTGCCTTAAGTACTCTAATAGAGGTCTCACCGTCCGACTGCTGGTCTCTCTCAAGTCCAATGACGAAATCACTGAGTTGAGCAATGCTTCCTGACCCTCTAAGATCGCTGAGAGTGACTTGTTTTCCATCTTCATGCCCCTTTCCTTGTTGAGGTCTCTTTAAATGAGAGACAATAAACATTCCAATATTAAGTTCTTCAACTAATGACCTAAGTTGTGTCATTATATTATCAATTAATCTTCTTTCATCTCCACCTTCAATTCCGCTGACCATAATACTGAGATGATCAAGAACAATCCAAGACACATTGCAGGAGTGAACGAGATAACGCACACGACTAGCCAAAACATCAGCATCTAAACTCCCCCAATGATCATACAGATATAATCTGTTATCTGCAAATACCTTTTCCCATATATGTCTACGAAATTCTTCATCTAAATCCTTTTCTAAATGTAACATCATGTTAGCTTCAATAGACATAAAGTCTACAGCAGCTTGTCTCACAGACTCCTCCAAAGCAATATAACCCACAGTCTCACCCTTACTGAGAAGATAAGAAGCGATTTCTTTAACAGCTGTAGATTTACCTGCACCAGTTCCTGCACAGAATGTAACAATTTCACCTTTTCTTGCTCCTAAAGTTTTATCATTGAGTCCTTGCCAAGGATACTCATGATCACTAGCAGACATAGGACAATTAACCAAGTCCCATGTGTCAGCTCCTGCTATAATACCATCTGGTCTATGTACTCTAGCTCTCCAGATAGCATCTACTACAGCTGATCCTCCTTCTTCACACAGTAGTTCACTGGCATCCTTCTTTCCCAATCTGGCAATCTTACATCGTCCTGGTGGGAAAAGTTCAGCCACTTCTGTAGCAGCTTTTTGACCTGACTTATCCATGTCAAACATAAGAATCGTTTCATCAAAGCCAAGTAACCACTCCAAATTTTTTGCCACAACTTTTTTAGCAGACTTGTCACCATTAGGAATGGAGACCACAGGCCACTTACAGCTTTGAGCTTCTGCAATACTGAGTGCATCTAATTCTCCTGTAGATATACATATTTTCTTACCACTACTCCATAGATGTTTGCCCCAAAGGTCAGAACAATCACCTATAGTCCTAAACTCTTTACCTTTAAATCTAACCTTCTGCCCTACTACTACTCCGTCTCTGATAAACGCTGCAAGGTGGGCAGATTTTCCTTCGTACTTTCCAATTTTATACCCGAACTTCCTACAAGTAGATTCCGATATCTTTCTCTTTGAAATCTCCTTGAACTCTCCTCTAACTGGAGTGAAAGTACTCTTATTCTTTTTTGACTTAGTTCTAGAAATGACAGTAGAGCCACTATCGCTATGCTCATAATGATCACAGTCAATACTAAAACAGAATGCGTGTCCATCATCATACCTCGCTAAGTTATCTTTAGACCCACAGGAAGGACAAGGTTCATGTCTCAGGCAGACACTCTCTGATCCAAGATTCTGGTATGCTTCCTTTGGAAAAGATAAATCCATGTTTTTCGCACCACTCTCCATATGTTGTCTTAGCTCCCTTGTATAGTTTTTGATTTGGGTTAGTAAAGACAAATCTTATATCCAACTGAGGGTGTTGCTCCTTGAGCAGAAGGTGTTTAGACCTGTCTGACCCAAGGAATCTACCCTTAGTTTCTACATAGAACTTAACTCCTTTTCCTTTTAAAATAAAATCAGGAGTATAAGTTTTTACTTTAGGAGTATATGGGATACGTTCAGACTCATATTCCCACCTAACCCTTGCAGAGTTAAGTTGTGCTCCTACTGAAGCTTCAAGTCCTGAACGGTATCCCTCTATCATACCCCTACGCAACTGACTACTAGAAATCTTCTTCATCCTCATCTACTGCTTCCTCTGCTTCTTTGAATTCATCTTTAGGTGCTACATAACTTCCCTTTTCATCACCCCAATCTGTACCAGAATCTTTAGATTGATACTCTACAAGATCAAGGACTCTTACCTTTTTCATTCTTAAGCTCACACCACCACCCATAGCATCATAAGGTACAGCTTCATATGCTACTTGTAATTTACTACCACCACCTATTGCAGCAATCATACGATTACCATCTGAATCTACCAGGATGGGTTTTTGATCCCACTCTTCACCACCTTTAGTCCTAACATGAGCTTTCATCTTAAAGTTAGCAACATACTTCCCTGTCTTTTCTCCCTGATCATCTACTTCAGGTTTGATAGGATTGTTTTTACCACCATTCATCAGCGGTTTTACTACGTCACTAATCTTTTTAGTTGAAGCCTTGTCGAATATAAGCTTAACTGAAAAAACTCCATCAGCATCAAACTTAGTATCTGGCTTATTAAGCCAAGGGTATACTGCAATTCCAGCTGGTGATA